TCCTGCATGTGCATCTACTGTTAAAGTAGTATCTGCGGTTAAAGAAACAGAGTTATTAACCCCTGCTGAAATAAATCCTGCCAAAGATTTGACTGGACCTGAAAAAGTTGATTTAGCCATTATTTTCTCCTAACTAAATATGTTGCGCCATCTTGGAGTAAGTCTGCCGAGTCAGTTGGGGCAACGAGTTACCTCGGTTTAGATAACTATACTACTTTAGAGGTCTTGAGGGAAGTTTTCTTTAGATTTTAAAATTTCTTCTCTGCATTTAAATAAGGCTTGATAAGATTCTTTAATTACTGGATCTTTGCCAAATTCATCTATCATATCTTTACCAATCATCTCAACTAAAGCTATAACAGTTGTCATTCTGCCATCTATATCTTTTATTTTTTGAATATCTTTTGCTGTCATTGTAGATTCTTTTTTCTGTCTAATATTATAACCATCTAGCCAGTTTTTTACATTAATTAGTTTTTTGCTGAAGTTTGGATAGGTTTCCCAGTCTCTTATTTCTTCTATATCTCGGCCGCAACCTTGACATCTTTCGTCAAAGGGAGCCATTGACGTTGAGCAACGTCCATTGCAGGGTGAGTTAGCTAGGCTGATACTCATATGTAAACCAGTATTCATAAATATACCTCGGTTTACTCAGATTCTACATCAAGAATCTAATTATAGGTAGCTTTTTGTAAATTTTTATATAAAAAAAGGGGTGCAAATGCACCCCTTTTATCAATTGCTAAGAATTAAGCACCTTGAGAAGCGAAAACAGCTCTCCAATTGGAGAAACCGAAAGAGTATCTTTCTCTAGCTTTGTAACGCATGTTACCAGTATCGAAATCACCCTCTAGGGCTGTTGACATAGGACTTCTTTGGAAGTGTTTAAAGCCATCTGGACAATCTGTTTTTAAGAACCAAGCATCATTGTCTGTTAGATAGTGGTTAACCACATATCCATCAGGACACATACCCATATTCTTAATAGCGTTGATGTCATTGTCAGATGTACCAACTCTACCAGGAGTGTTGATCAATCTATCAGCGACAAACTGCAATTGAGGTGGAACAATTAACTTCATACCTTTCAGAGCAATTTGTAATTGTCTGTCATCGGTTAAAGTTGAAACAGAAATCAACGCATCTTCTAATGAAGTTTCGTTAAGGTCTGTATATGTTGAAGGTCTGTTACTTGCAGTTCCGCCGCCACCGAGAGGGTGAGCAGTAGAAACAAGTGGTTGACCGTCGCCACCAGTAAAATTACTGTCAAACGCATTGTTTAACACAGAAGCAGCTTTAATCTGCTTAGTGTTAGCCATAGATCTAGCCAAGGCTTTTGTATACCTTGAACCAAGTCTATCGTAAAGATTATCTTCTACAGCTTCTTCTGTAAGAGCAAAAGCTAAAGCAACAGTTTCATGGTTATAACGTGATGTAAAGCCTTCAGTAGCGTTATCAAACGATACCCCAGCTCCTTCAGCTTTAACTGAAGCGTTACCAAAACCAACAATCATTACTTCTTCTTCAAACGCTCTATCTGAAGATTCTGTTTCGTAGATTTCTTCGTGTTCAGAATCGTACCTTGCATACTCCATGCCGAAAAGGGCATTAAGACCAGGCTCTAGTTCTTTTGCTAATTGGGATCTATTAATAGCCATTAGTTATACCCCTGTGGTTTGAGCATAGAAGTGCTCGTTAATTTTAACAATCAAGTTCACGTTTGTTGAAGCTGAACCAGTACCTAGGGTGCTGTTTTCAGGATCAGTAGAAACGCCCACAATCCTTAACTGAGCTGTAGTAGCAGCAGTAGTGCCACTAATTTTAACTCCAGAAATACCTGTTTGTGTTGAACCAGTTGAATAAACAGAGTCAGCATTATTACCAACAACTGTTTGCACTACTGAACCAGTAGCAGCTGATTGAACTTCAAACAAGGCATTAGGATCGTCAACTACGAATGCCACCGCGTCAGATGTCACAGTTCCATTTGGCCAATACGATGAAAAAATTGTATCGCCATTTGAGTCTGTATATTGACATCCTCTAAAGACTCCTAGTACAGGATTATCTGTAGCACCAGCAACTAAAATAGTTCCTGTGTTCATCATCTTCACTAGGTCGCCTGAAAAAATGTTTCCAGATGCACCAGAAGCAATTTTGTATTCGGTCACTCCTTCGCTGTTGTAACCCGAACCAACTTTTCCTACTGGTTTTAATCCGAAAGGTGCATTTTGATTAGACATATTATTACCTTTAAATTAAATTTTTATTAGACGGTATAAGAATTAATTTCTTTCACCGCCACCAAAAGTTACGCTTGATGTTCTCTGAGGTTTTAACATCGGAGAACTTGGATCTGATTCCTTTAATAGATCATTATCAATAGCTTCTTGTTGCTGTTGAGCACGGTCTGAGAAATAGGCGTTTCTTTCTTCACGTGTTTCATTCGGAATCTTAGCCAAAAGCAAACCACCCACGGATACAACACCAGCGTGCTTTCCATTATCAATCGAAGGAAGTTCAAAGTCTCCAATCTCATCAGCAGTTACGAGCTCAAAGCCCTCACGTAGCCTAGACATTACATTCTTTTTATCTTCTTGACCGACAATTTCGGCTCTTATCCACCTATAGGTATAACCTTCAGGTGCAGGTGGTGTCTCCAACATAGATGGGGGACGCCATGGTTTGCGAGCGTTCATAGTAGCTCGAGTATCAGCAGAACGAGGAGTTCTGTTATTAGTTTTTTTATTATCAGCCATATTTATTACCTTTTAATATGCTTAGCGTATTCTTGAACTGGTACATTTAAACGACGAGCCATTTCAACTTCGCTTTTGCTAAGTCTGACTTGTCGTTTCTTACCAGAGCTTTCTGACCTTCCAGCTGGAGCAACAGTTTGTTGCATCTTCGCTTTAGGTTTTGCTTCTCCACCATCGTTAAACTTATGTGGAAATTCGACTCTAATACGTTTGTCTATCTCATCATAGTACATTGAGTCGCTAGGATCAAACCCTTCTTCCTCAATTAATTTCTGATGAATGTTAAAAGCGGCCATGGTCATTATTTCGTCTTGACCAAACCACTCATTTTTTTCTGCCCAACCTTCCGCCGCAGGGTCTGCTTGCGGAGTCGGAGCTTGAACTTGTTGCTGAAAAGATTGCTCTTGCGGTACATTTTGATACACAGGCTCTCTTTCAATTTGCATTCTGTTGTTAGCTAACTTACTTTCTTCAACAGTAATCTTGTCAAGAATTTCTTGGGCTTTGGTTACCTTGTCCCAGTCTTGTTCTTGATAGGCTCCCTTGAGAACAGTATTAGCTTGAGCTCTTTGAGACTTTAATCTATTTTCAGCTTCACCATAGTAGCTTTGATTAAGGTGATTAGTATTAGTTTTTAAGTTTTCGTTTTCAGCTTGTAAGTTTTTTGCATACTCGTAAGCAGATTGAGCTGCACGCTCTTGCTCACGCATTTTTTTAGTTAAAGTTGCAATACGTTTTTGAACACCTTTTGAGTAATTCTCTAGTTCGTCTTGCTCTTCAGCTTTTTTTGTTTCTTCCTCAGAAACTTCTTCTACAGCGGCTGGCTCCTCTTGATCTTCCTCTGGAACATCAAGTTCTACAACCTCGCCTTCCTCAACCTCTTGTTCTGGAGCTTGATTATTTTCTTCTTCTAGCATGAGTCCTCCTCACGTTTATAGCGTGACGATATCATCGGGATCTTGAATGGTCGCGATAACCTCGTCGTCGTTAATAATACGGCATTCTGCATCATCGCCTAACTTAAAGCGAGCTCCAGCATACCGACCAATTAGCACCCATTGCTTCTCTTCACACCAAGGTGTGTCTCCAAATTTGTCTTTGTCTTTGTAACACAGCGGACCCATTTTAATTACATACGCAACCACTGAGGCCAAGGCTTCTTTGTCAACTACCTCTTTGGTTAGGTGAATGCCACCTTTGGTTACACCTCTGCCTTTGTAAGGAAGAATTAACATTCTCCACCCAGAAGGACTTGGCATTCTTTCTATTAAGGTTTTATCAACTAGGGTAGGATCTAAAACACGTTCTTCTGCGCTGACAAAAGCTTTGTCAACTTCGGAATTACTTTCTTCTTTTTGGGTTTCTGCGGCTTTGTCTTTTTCTAATTCAGCTGCAATATGGTCAGGTACTAGCACTTTGTTCTTCGTCATCTTCTTCTATCCTTTTTAGCAATTCCCTAAGTTCTTGTTCTACGTCAACGAGGGAATTGTAACGTCCACGTAGATATTGATAATCTTCAAAAGATTGCGCACCATTGAGTATTTGACTCTGAGTGTCGTCTTTCTTCTCCTGTAGCCTTTTTTTTAATTGGTTAGCTACCCAAATTGTTGACATTAATAAATGCCAGAAAAC